GTATTCAACTTCTTCTACGGCTCTAGCAAGTCTAGTGCTGACAAAACTAACGCACTTGTGAAAGGCATGAAATGAACGAAAAAGAAATAGTTGTATTGGGTATTGCCAGACAAATGGCGTTTACCTTATGTTTTGTTGTGGTTGCTATGACTGTTGCCCTATTGGGTGGCTTGTTTATGCCTAACAGCGTGATTGACAACAAAGACATTTTCCCCATCATTGCGCCAGCATTTTCTACTGTAATTGGTGGATTTATTGGTTGGTTGGCGGCAATCAAACTTAACAACACAACGAAAGAGGAAGAACCAAATGCAACTGAGTGAACACTTTACCCTTGAAGAACTGACACACACAGATCATCGAGAAATTGAGAATACTCCAAACAGTTCTGAAATCAACAACTTAAAGCGTTTAGCAGAGTTCTTGGAAAAAGTTAAGGTTGCTGTTGGTGGTAAGCCCATCATGGTTAACTCAGCATTTCGTTGTAAAGCATTAAATGATGCTGTTGGTAGCAAAGACACATCTCAGCATCGTGTTGGTTGTGCGGCAGATATTCGTGTGCCAGGCATGACTCCAGATGAAGTTGTGAAGGCTATTATTGCCGCTAATCTTGACTACGATCAAGTTATTCGTGAGTTTGATCGTTGGACACACATCTCTGTGCCAAATAGTCCATCAGGTACATCACGCAAGCAATCATTGATTATTGACAAGCAAGGCACACGGGCTTATTCATAAATCGTTCATATTGGCAACGTCTAATACGCAACATGAAAATACAGCGTGTAGACGTTCGCCATGACTCTGTAAAGACAAGATTGTCGGTACTTCAAAAGAAGTGCCTACCTTACGATAAAGCCTATGACGTATCTAATGGATATTGGTGGATTGCTACTAAGGATGGCGTGGATTGTGGTTTCGCAGGTCTTGTTTATTCTTCTCGCTGGTCTGATTGCGGTTATCTTGTACGTTGTGGTGTTCTACCTAGTCATCGTGGATTCGGCTTACAGAAGAAGTTTATTCGGGTCAGGATTAGACAGGCGAAAGCACTTGGATTGAACTGGTTAATCACTAGCACCTATGACAACCCCGCTTCAGCAAATTCTCTCATCTCGTGTGGTTTCAAAATGTTTAATCCAACTAATCCTTGGATGGCAAAACACACAAGTTACTGGCGACTAAAACTGGAGTAGTGATGACAACCCCCAATGTTTCTGATGCTGAGTTTATTGAAATGTGGAAAACACATCAATCTGCCGCCGCTATACATAAACTTATAGGGGGTAATATAAGAACCCTTCAGAGGCGTAGAGCCAATTTAGAGACAAAATATGGCATCTTATTAGAAGCCAAGAATCCTCAAGGAAGACCTGAAAGACCTAAAACAGCCTATGAGCGCAAGCAGTTGGGTGTTCTAAATGGCGTGGGAATTGTGTTTAGTGATGCACACTATTGGCCTAACATTGTTACAACGGCTCATAAAGGTCTTTTATGGGCGATAAAGGAATTTAAGCCATCATTTGTGGTGTGTAACGGGGATGCGCTAGATGGTGCGTCTATCAGCCGTTTCTCACCCTCTGGTGTTGCTGGAAAAGAGCCAAGTCTCATAGAAGAGTTAAAAGCCTGTCAAGAACGTCTTGCAGAGGTCGAGGAAGCCGCCAAGGAAGCCCGCCACAATGTCAAACTGGTCTACACATGGGGCAACCATGATGCTCGCTTTAATGCCCGTTTAGCGGCTAATGCGCCTGAGTTTGCACAAACCTATGGGTTTAAGTTGGAAGACCATTTCCCTAACTGGGAGTTCTGTATGACCTGTTGGGCAACAGATGATGTCATCATTAAACACCGATACAAGGGTGGAGTTCATGCAACCCACAATAACACCGCAACAGCAGGTAAAAGTATTGTTACTGGGCATCTGCATAGCCTAAAAGTAACACCTTATGCTGACTATAATGGCAACCGATTTGGTGTGGATACGGGTACACTAGCAGAGCCTTATGGCCCACAATTCAGTTATGGCGAGGACAATCCATTGAATCATCGCTCAGGTTTCGCAATTCTGACATTTAAGGATGGGAAACTGTTATGGCCTGAACTGGTTCACAAGTGGGATGAGGATCAGGTTGAGTTTAGAGGACAGATCATCAATGTTTCTTAAAAGGGTTTTTATGTATAAAGTAGAGATAAATTTGGGTTGGGACGAACTTATTGTCATTGAAACAGACGACTTCAACAAAGTCACTATGTTGCAAGCATTTATTGCTGAACAAGAAGAGTGCGGATGGGCTGAAGAAGTTGAAGAAGACGTAGAACTGATGTCATTCACCGATAATGATGGCGTGACTTGGTACTATGACGAAGACGAAGACGAGTGGCTTGAGTTAGAAGAAGACGAAGACGAAGATCAAGAGTAAAGCAAGTGGCTCACATCTGACAAGATTTCCTGAATACTGGCTATTGTTTGTGTTTCAGAAACATCGTGTTTAGTATGTGAGCGAATTGCCTCATTGATGTCTAGCAAGGCTGTCCACACATCATGTGCGTGGATGGCCTGTTTTGCTTCTATGGCATCCTCAAACTCGATAGTTATTTTCATTTGTCCTCCGATAACATGAAGATTGCAACACCGACAATTACTACGATTGCCGCACCAGATAGCATCAACATTACTGCCCAAGCAATTGTTTCTAACATTTTTTCTCCTTTATGTCCCTATCGGGTTAATTTTTACCATTTAAGAGTGTTTTTGTACAAATTTGACCCGTACGGAATAACGTACGCAATTAAGACTCATCGGAAGGTTTCACTTCCACAGGCCAACACCTAACCGCCCAAGATTCACCATACGCCTTAATTGTCTGAAGTGGATAGCCTTTTCTGACAATCCAATCGCTCATCTGACCATCTTTTTCAGGGTCGTATATGGCAGGAAAACCATACCGCCAACCTTCTGGTGGGTCTACCCATATCATGGGTAAATTGTCGTATTTTTGTTCATTATGCTGAACATTCCTTTTGCGCCACAGGCTCATAGGATGATCCACTCACGCTCTTGTCTACCAGAATTGGATGCAACTGTCTTACCAGTTAGCCCAATCATTCCTAATTTCTGCATCTCTGGCAACCTACGCCATACTTGGTCATTTCTCAGACCAGTTTGCTTGGCTATTCCATCTTTACCTAGTGGCCCAAACCGCTTTAAACAAGCGTGGATGACATCCATGTGGGCTGGTGCTACATTGGTGACGCTTTCAGCCGCCATGTGGCTTGTTATTGGATCAATGATCCTTGCTCTTATAAATGATGGTGAACCAAAGAACTTGCCTACTTCACCGCCAAACCATGTTTTATCTAATAAACTCATTTATGAACTCCTGTTAAATTGAATGTTGATGGAGGGTTGGTTGATTCCAATATGCCCTCCGTCATATTTTGGATGTTTACCTGCATACTGTTCTTTGCCTGCCCACAAGTAAACACCTTAATCAGTCACATCAACCACGCTAGATTAAGGTCATCTAGAGGGCAGATCAAAATGGGATGGAATCGTCATCCAAATTTTTTGGCAATGGCTTGCTTGCTGGTGGCTGACCATCTTTCGGAGATACTGCCAAACCCATAAACTTGCCTGACTTGCCTTCTTTTATCCAAGCAGACAACCAGTATTCGTTTCCGTCTACCATGATGCTACCTTTGTAGTCAGGATGTTTCTCCTGTTCCTTCTTGTCGTTTTTAAACAACACACCTGAGTTGTCTCGTTTCTGTTCCATATTAACCTCTTGATTTAACTTTATTTAACTTGTCATCGAGTTCAGCCAAGAACTTGATAACCTCTTTTTCCAGCGTTGCAATAAAGGCATCATCACGCTCAAAACGCTTGATAACTAATTGCAATTCTGCGGGAAATCTTGGGTCAAATGAACATAGGTCTGTCCACTTAGCCCCTGTGCAAGCCATCTGCCATTGCACTTGAACTTTATATTGATCGTCAAGACCACCTAATATGCTTTCCAAGTGTGTATGAGACATTGGGCATTTCAGTTCCACTAAGCCCTCACCAACAATCCCGTCTGGAGATGCGCCTGATTGCTCAATCGTGGGATGGTTGACAAACGCTACCTCGTCAACTAACACACCCATCTTGGACTCATAGGCGGCTCTAGCAAATGGTTCTTGCTCAGTTCCCCAAGCCATCGCATCGTTGCTATACGACTCTGCCACTGAATTTGTCAAACGCTCAAGCAACAACTGAGTCATGTATTTGTCTCTACTTGTTGAATAGCCTGACTTAGTGGTGGCAACAATGTCTTTTACTCGACTAGCAGTAACTTTGCCTAGTCTGAGCATCTTCCATTCGTCTGTGCCTTGGATGATTTCTTCACTCATTCTGATCTCGCTTTCATCATTGCGTCTGCCATTGTGTAGGCCGCATTAGAAGCAACAATTTCAGAATCATTATCTAAATCTAAAACATATATGCCATTTGCATATTGGTCTGCCAAGATTGCTTGCATAGCCTTAGCCGCAAAGTAATCACGCAATGTCATGCCCCAATTTTTATTGACAAAATTTGCGTCTGGTGTTGGAAATGCTTGTATATCTTTCATTTCAACTCCTTCTTCTTAGCATCTTTGGCGGCAATCATCTTGGTCTGCCATGCTTTGTTTCCATCAGTAGCCGCAAATGCCTCGATGTAGATGTTCTTTAGTTCGTCAACTGTTGTAGTGGCTTCAATAGCCGCAATGTAGTCAAGCATCCGTCCTTCATCTGGTG